TGAGCCATATAACGAAATGTAAAACTACGGAAATACTATGAAACTAAAAACTATACTATTAGAAGCCACAGAAAATCCAATGTTAAAAGAATTGGAAGATCGTCTTAAATCACATGACTGGTGGTATGAATTTAGCGATGATCATAGATATTATAAACAAGGCAGATATGAAGCCGAAGAGATCCGAAAACTAGTTGCCAAAATTAATGATGCCGGATTGCAAAAACAAGGCGAGGCTATATGGAAGAAAACAGCGCCTAATGACTTTAAGACTTGGTATCCTAAAAAATTAACAAAATCTGTTAATGAAGGAATGATTAGTCCTAAAATGGCAAATAGTTTTAAGATTGGAAACCAAATCAAAACAGAAAAAGGCACTTACACAATAACAGGATTTGGTTCAAAGACTGGAGCAACCAGAGATTTTGAAGCTGAAAATGAAAAAGGCGAAAAATTTAATCTCAGAGTTTCACTAAGAGGAGCTACTGGAATTCAAGTTGCTGTTGGAGCAAGAAATCTAAACTTTCCGGAAAAAGAGGAAATGTTAGAATTCAAAACATGGTATCCTAAAAAATTAACAAAATAATGGCAAAGGCACGAAAAGAAGGTAAACCAAAACGTAATAGGGCTAACCTAGCAAAACGACTTGCCATTATAAAACACAATGAAGAACTGCTTAAACAATACAACCAAATTAACAATTAACAAATAAAAACTTTTTTCAAACTTTTTTCGCATATGTCTTGGTACATTGAAATAAAGTTTATATATTTAATCAATATTAATTATTAACTTAAAAAAAGGAGTAAAAAATGGCAATTGATTTAGATGCAATTAAACGTAAACTTAGCCAGTTACAGACAGTAGGCACCCGACAAAACAATCTTTGGAAACCAGAGCCGGGCAAACAAACAATTAGAATCGTACCTTATCAGTACGACAAAGAAAATCCATTTCAAGAATTGTATTTCCATTATGATCTAGGTAAGAAAAATTTCTTATCACCAGTGACATATGGCAAAGCAGATCCTGTTGTTGAATTTGCTGAAAAATTAAAATCATCAGGCAATTCAGATGAATGGAAACTTGGTAAGAAACTTGAACCAAAAATGAGAACATATGTTCCTATCATTGTTCGTGGTAAAGAATCTGAAGGAGTTAAATTCTGGGGATTTGGAAAAAATGTTTATACAGAATTGTTAGGATTTATTGCAGATCCAGATTATGGAGATCTATCAGATCCAATGAATGGCCGTGACATCGTTGTTGAATTCACTCCGAGTGAAGGAGGTTCATATCCTAAAACAACAATTCGTGTTAAGCCAAATGCTACGCCATTAACAGATGATAAAAATGTGGCAACAGCGGTAGCAAAAAATCAGCAAAGCTTAGGCGATATCTTCAAAGAACCAACTTATGAAGAATTGAAAGAAGCGTTGCAGAAATGGCTAGATCCGGAATCATCTGAAGAAGAAGAGACACCGGTAGCTAAAACAGAAGAGTTTGAAGATGATTTTGATGCAGAACCAAAATCAAATGCAAAACCACCTGTAAACAAAGTAGATAATGTTTCATCTGCATTTGACGCGTTATTTAACGATTAAGGAGTTACATTATGTCAAAAACAAAAAGCGATCTACGCGACGACCTAGCGGTTACATTAGCAGATAATCTTAACAAGAAATTCAAAAATACAGGATTCAAAACTGCATTTTTTCTTGATAGCGATACTGAATCGCCTAGTGAAGTACGTGGTTGGGTTGATTCGGGTTCAGATATGCTTGACCTGGCGATTTCTAATAGACCCAATGGAGGGTTTCCGGTAGGCCGTATCATTGAGATTACAGGACTAGAAGCATCAGGTAAATCATTACTAGCAGCACATGCATTAGCCAATACACAGAAAGAAGGTGGAATGGCAGTGTATATTGATACAGAGAATGCAGTTAGTAGAGAATTTTTAGATGCCATTGGCTTAGATCTTGAAAAAATGCTGTATGTACCATTGGATACTGTCGAGGATATATTTGAAGCCATTGAAAGCATTGTTGAATCAGTTCGTAAATCGAACAAAGATCGATTGGTTACAATTGTTGTGGATTCAGTAATGGGTGCATCAACAAAAATTGAAATGGCTAAAGAATTTGATAAAGATGGGTATGCAACCTCAAAGGCAATCATTTTGTCCAAAGGTATGCGTAAGATCACAAATATGATTGGTCGTGAAAAGATTTGTTTGATATTCACAAATCAGTTACGTACAAGACTTGGTGTGGCATTCGGCGATCCGTATACAACATCTGGTGGTAAAGCAATTCCATTTCATGCTTCGGTTAGGTTACGATTAAAATCGGTTGGACAGATCAAAGCTAAAATCGATGGTGTAGATCAAGTCATCGGTATTAAAACGAGATGCCAAGTGATTAAAAACAGAATGGGTCCGCCATTGAAATCAATTGACTATGATATCTATTTTGAATCTGGTATTGATAACTACGGTGGTTGGCTCAATGTTATGAAGGATTACAAATTAGTAACGCAGACAGGTGCATGGTATACATTTGAGCGTAAAGATGGAACCGATATAAAATTTCAATCAAAAGATTTTGAGCGAAAAATTAAAGAGGATGATACTTTGCGTCAAGAAATTTACGATGGAATCTGTAGTGCATATATTTTGAAATATCAACCAGGGCAAGATTTTGGAATTGATGATATCGAAATTGACAATGAATTTATTAGCGAAGAAGGATAATGAAAGCTAGATTTTTCGATTTACTACAAGAAGTTGAACGTGATCGTGAACAAGGCACGGGGTCAGGTAAGAACAGCCATATTCTAATTATAGACGGTCTGAATACATTCATTAGGGTGTTTTCAGCCGTCCCGGCCTTGAATGATGATGGAATGCATATTGGAGGTGTAACAGGCTTTTTACGGTCTGTTGCATCTGCAATACGCCAACATAAACCTACCAGATGTATCATTGTGTTTGACGGTAAAGGCGGTTCTACTAGACGCAAAAGTTTATATCCTAATTATAAAGCAAATCGCGCGGTTAAAACAAAATTCAATCGTTACGAAGAATTTGCATCATTGCAAGATGAACAGCAGAGTATGAAACAGCAATTTGGTCGGATGGTCGAGTATTTGCAGGCATTGCCAATAACGACTATGGCTATTGACCAAATAGAAGCCGATGATGCAATTGCGTATATTGCAAATGAAATCTTCACCGAACCTGATAATCGTGTTACAATTGTATCAACGGATAGAGATTTTTTACAATTAGTAAATGAACGAATAACAGTATGGAGTCCAGTTAAAAAAATAATGTATACGCCTGCTGTTATGCGTGAGGAATTTGGATTGGATTCAAAAAATTATTTATTGTATAGAGCTTTAACCGGTGATAAGTCTGATAATATTCCAGGTGTCAACGGCGTAGGATTAAAAACAATGTTGAAACAGTTTCCGCTTATGACAGAAAACGCTGAAGTTAGTGTTGAATCTTTTGTTGAATATGCAGAAACGGTTGATAAAAAATACAAAATACACGAAACAGTTGCTCAGAATAAAGAACTAATTGAATTGAATTACAGACTAATGCAACTAAAAAATGTAGATATCAGTGGCAATATCAAAATGCTTATTATGAATCTTGTCAATGAGGAAATTAATAAAATGGATGTGTTAAGTTTTAAACGCATGTTCATGGAAGACAAGATGTATACAGTCATTAAGGATTTAGATAATTGGATATCATCTGCATTTAATCCACTAAATACCTACAGAAATCTTTGATAATTTGAAATTTTATTTATATAATTAAGTATGACAGATAGATTAAGTGCTTACGGTTATGCTTTTCAGATAAAAGTTATCACTGCTTTATTTACAGATAAAATGTTTTTACAGCAGATAGCAGATATCTTATCGCCCGGCTATTTCGAAAGTGATGCCAATAACTGGATCATTGCCACCATATTAGAATATCATAAAGAGTATAAGACGACGCCGACGTTAGAAGTAATGAAGGTTAAATTAAATGATGTTGAACATGATGTTCTCAAAGAACAGATCAAAGCACATCTTAAGGATGCTTGGAAATATACTGAAGCAGATGATTTGCAATTCATTAAACAACAGGCTATTGACTTCTGTAAAAACCAGGAAATCAAAAAAGCAATTCTCACATCAGTTGACCTATTGAAACATGGTCGATATGAAGATATCAAAGCAAAAATAGATAATGCATTAAAAGCTGGAGGTGATAAAGATATCGGACATGATTACATGACGTCAATAGATATGCGATATACAGAAGCTGTTCGATTTACAAAGGAAACACCGTGGGAGGTTATCAATGAATTAACTGATGGCGGTTTAGGTAAAGGTGAATTAGGAGTATTTGTTGCACCAGCTGGTATTGGTAAATCATGGGGTCTGATTAATATTGGAGCTAATGCTGTTAAGAAAGGCTTGACAGTTATACATTACACATTGGAATTAAATGAAGCATATGTCGGTTTAAGATATGACTCTGTAATTACAGGTATTGCAAATCAAAACCTAAAGCATTATCAGTCTCAGGTTAAAGAAGAATTGGAAAAATTAGACGGCGAACTGATTATTAAATACTATCCAACTAAAACTGTTTCGGTGTTAGGATTGCGTGGTCATATTGAAAAATGTATAATGCAAGGTAAGAAACCTGATGTAGTAGTTGTGGATTACGCAGATTTGTTACGAGGCCATGGCCAAGAGAAGCGACATGAACTAGAAGGCATTTATGAAGACCTTCGTGGTATGGCTGGCGAATATGAAATACCGATTTGGACGGCATCGCAAGCAAATCGATCTGCATTAGAAGAAGATGTGATTGGAGCAGAAAAGATTTCTGAATCGTATGGTAAAGTGATGGTAGCTGACTTTGTTATTTCATTGTCCAGAAAGGTTGCAGATAAAATGGCCGGTACAGGTAGATGGCATGTCATTAAAAATCGTTTCGGTCCGGATGGTATTACATTGCCGAGTAAAATGAATACATCAAATGGACAGATTCATATATATGCAGATACATCTGTACAAGGCAAAGAAACGCAAAAGCAAATGGATAAAGGAGAAGAGTTTACTCGTAAGATGTTATCTCGTAAATTCCAAGAAATTAACAATAGCGATTTTGGTTAAAAAAGTTTAGAAAAAGTTATCAAAAGCGTTGGTAGAGCGTAGCACATATTATATTTATATAAGAAATAAAAGGAATTGTAATCTCATAAGGTTACAATTTTTTGTTTAATCAAATACATAAAGGAGTTTAGAAATGGACGTTTCAAATAGGATATTATCAGATATCACGGTTTACATGAAGTATGCAAAATACTTACCAGAATTAAATAGAAGAGAGAGTTGGGAAGAGCTTGTCACCCGAAATAAGGAAATGCATATTAAACGATATCCTAAGTTGGCAACTGAAATTGAAGCTGCATATCAATATGTATATGATAAAAAAGTTTTACCGTCAATGCGTTCATTGCAGTTTGGCGGTAAGCCAATTGAAATATCACCAAACCGAATTTACAATTGCGCATATTTGCCTATCGATGATTGGAGAGCATTTGGTGAAACAATGTTTTTATTGCTAGGAGGAACAGGCGTAGGTTATTCAGTACAGAAACACCATGTGGAATCATTACCTGAGATCCGAAAACCAAATTCTGATCGTACAAGACGATTCCTTATTGCAGATTCAATCGAAGGATGGGCAGATGCAGTTAAGGCATTGATGAAATCATATTTCTATGGAGGCTCCAAATTAAGATTTGATTTTTCAGATATTCGCCCAAAAGGAGCACGGTTGGTTACATCAGGTGGTAAAGCACCGGGGCCTCAGCCGCTTAAAGAATGTTTGGTAAAAATTGAAGGCATCTTAAATGCAAAAGCAGATGGTGAAAAATTAACACCTATAGAGACTCATGATGTTGTATGCCATGTTGCAGATGCTGTATTAGCTGGAGGTATTCGCAGAGCAGCTCTTATTTCATTATTTTCAGCAGATGATGATGAAATGATTGCATGTAAGTCTGGACCATGGTGGGAGCAAAATCCGCAACGAGGTAGAGCAAATAATTCAGCAGTACTGATG